GATAGAGGTGCTTCCCCTATTGTACTTAAAATAGTATTAACAGCTTCTAGTTCTGTTGTTCTAGTTTGAATTGTCATAGTTTTTTTTGAATTTTGCAAACACAGGGCAAGTTGTCTGTGTTAATCCTTGCCCTGTATCAGTCTCAATTATTATTGAGAAGCTATTGATATACTTGCTTCTGGTCTTAAGACATTAGAGCCTAAAGCCATTCTGCATGTAATCAGTGAACCAATTCTTCTCGCATCGTAAGTAGTCTCAACAACTAAATCTTTCAATTTAACTGTTCCAACTGCACTTTTGTGGAAAAGAACTGCACCTGTATATTGTCCATCAACATTGTAAGTGTTATTTCTTCCTGCTGTCGCATCAGATGAGTGGTCAGTAAATGCAGTAACAGTTGAGTTACTTTTGATTACTGGAACACCACCTATAGAAACAACTGTACCTTTACCAAAGTCACCATTCATTGAAGAAAAGTCTCTGTTTAAAAGTTTGTCGTTGTTTGCTAATTGATAGTAAACGTCAGGTGAAACAACAATGTATCTGTCAGTAGAAGGAACATCATTTTCATCTAGCTTTTGTAAGCCTTCGAAAAGTGAAGCAATCATAGATGTTGCATTTGTTTTGCAATCTGCATCAATGATTTTTGAACCTAATTTACCACCAGTTACATTTGGTGTTGATGTTGCCGAGCCAAGCATTACAAGTTGAAGTAGGTTATTATCAATAGTTCTTGCTAAAGATTGCCCCATTTCATTTGCGTAGATTTTTCTAATATCGAAATAATTCTTTAATTCATCGATTTCAGAAACGAATGACGATGCTAAAAGCATGTCGTCTACGTGTATTACTTTCTCGTTGTGTTTGATACTGTCTCCTAGTATCTCATTTCCTGCTACATGATAGCCACTTGTTGTCTGTCCAGTTACAGGAAAAGTTGCCGACTTAGAATTAGAAATCGTTCTGACGTTAGTCATTCCTAACATAACATTCTCTCTTGAAAATGATGCAAGAACTTCGCCACTATAGATTTTTAAAAATAAATCGTTGTAGCCTGTACCAGTCGCATTGACTAGCCCCAGTCTACTTGGTGTTGCGTTTGACATAATATATGTCTCCTTTATTTTTATTGTTAGTGTTTAAGTTAAAACACCTATCTAGTTTCCCTATTCGAAAGTTATCAGACGTATCTGGCAGTCCTTAATGAATTTTGATAAGCCACCTCTCTTATGAGAGATGATGGTTTATTTTTTGTACCCTAAACTATTTCTATTTTTCCATAGCTTTTGCCATGACCAAGTATTTAATTTACTAGAGTAATGATAAATTAATAATACTATATGTTTCATTATCTTCCTTGTTTGTGATATTTTTTATAACTTCTTCGTTCATCTTTATTTAAATTTTTCTTATGTCTTCCAACTTTAGGTCTACTTTTTTTCTCAAAAATATTCCCAACTTTCTTTGCCATTACTTTTTCTTAAATGCTGAAACACCTTTAATTCCAAGTACACTTGAATAGCCACCAATGATTAATCCTTGTAACCATAATGGAAATTTATTTACTTGGTCAAAGAAAGCATCAAGTTTAAAAATAATATTAGCATCTTCTGAAAAAATACCCCAAGCACATACTAATAATGGAATTGAAATAATTATTAAAACTATTTCATCTTTTAGGTCATTTGCTTGATGAGTTTTAACAGTATTGACCATTTCAATTTCCCCATCAATAACCCTCTGCATTTGTTTTCTCTCTGCAATGCTTTGTAATACTTTGGTTTCTTTTCTATTCTTGTAAACTTCAGAACCAGTGCTTAATGCTAATTTAACTAATGAAAACCACATCAATAATTATCTCTCCTGTTTGCTGATTTACTTCTAATACGTAGATTGCTTCTAGAGTTATCTCTTGGGTTCTTATTTTTATGGTCTACGTCTTTGCCTTGAATTGCTTTAGTACCTAGCTTCTTTTCAACTAGTCTTCTGGCTAATCTTCTGTGTTGTCTATTATCTCTGTCTTCTTTGCTTCTTACTGCATATTCACGTTTGTAGTCTCTAGCCATTAAAAGACACTGCTATTACCTAGCTTTCTCTCTACTTCTTTTCTGTATACTGGGTCTTTATCATAACGTGGGTCATTCATTGCTTCAGTTACTTGTTGTACTGAATTGAATTGTGAAACAGCAGTATTATTAACATCACCTTGAACCATTTCTTGTGGTGCAGTTGTTGGATTAGACATTCCTGCTCTAACCATTAAACCTTGCACAGCTAATTTTACTTGGTCAATACTTCCTGTAGAAGTTAGTTCATTAAATGCAGTTTGTTCACCATCATTTAAATTCTTACTAGCCCAATCAATAAGTTCACCATATTGTTCTTTTCCACCTACAGTATTAAAAACTTGAGCTGATTGTGTTTCAGCAATAGCCTTTTGTCCTCTAATGTATTCATCAACAAGACCTTTATCTAAACCTTGTTTTGCTAATTCACCATAACTGTTAGTTGATAGTTCACCATTGTCTGCATACTCATCTGCAAATTTAGTCATATCAAAACCTGTAGAAGCAACTTTAGGAATTTCTAAACCTTCCTTTTTAATTTCTTCATTTACTGGTTCTGGTTCTGCTTGTTTACCAGAAAATTGTTTTTCTAATTCAGAATATGCTTTAGATAATTCTTCAGCAGACTTAAATTTTTCAGGTAACCATTCAGGTCTTTGGTTCTCAATAGTTTGTGCGTCAATATTTGGTTCAGTTGCAATGGCTCTATTACCATCTTCGTCTGCACCAGTTTCTATATTGATACCTTGTTCTTTTAATTCAGCGATAGCATCTTCATTAGTTGGTTGTGCTTCTGCTGTATTTATTTCTACTTTTGCCATAGTTTTTTTTATTCCTCTTGGTTAATAACAACATCACCTTCTTCCGAAGATACCGATGCTCCAGAGTTAGCAAGATTTTGTGCCATTGGCACTGCTACTCTAGGGTCAGTTGCCATGTTCTGCATCTGTTGAGCCATCTGTTGTTGTTGTGATTGTTGGTCTTGTTGTTGTAATTCTTCAGGAGTTTTGACTAGACCTACAATATCAATTTGATTTGCTATACCGAATTTCTTGATAGCATTTTCAAGGTTGATATGTTTTGCAAGTACATCAGCACCTAAAGTTCCTGCAAGGTCAGATAAGAATTGTAATAATTTTAATCTATCACTTGCTCTACCTAGTGCTTCCATTCCAACTATAATTTTAACTTTAACTATATCTTTCGGAAGTTCTGGTAGGAGTTTCTTCTGTCTTAACATTGCTAATTTAGTATTAAGATAAGGCAGTTGAAATTCTGTTGTTAATATTCCATAGACACCACCTAGTGCATCTTGCAATTCATTAGCCACTAATTGGACTTCTGTTGCAGTTACTCTTTCGGCTTGTCTTTGAACTGAAGCATTTAATAAGAAAGCAAATTGAAGTCTTTGTTCAATTCTATTCATGCTTTCTAAAGCTACTCTAAAATCTGCGAATTTATTGGCTTGTAGGACTGTTACATCTGATGCTGAACCTTCAATAATAGCACCATTACTTGCCTTTGCTATTGCTGAAGCCCTTGTAGTTCCTGAAGGACTTACAAGGAATAACATTTTAGCAGAAGCAGAACTTCCTTCTAATATTGCTCTTGATAAACCTTCTAGTGATTTCAAGTCACCAATGAAACTTTCAACATGTCCTCTACCATAATTCATGCCATCAATTCTATTAAATCTTAATGCAAGGTAAGGTAATGTTTCTTTTGTAAATTCTTTTTTATATAAAATATTTCCTTTTACTTCTTGATGGACAATATATTTATTTCCTTCTTTCTTAACACATGTATATAAATCTAATGCTTGGTCTTCTTGTGTGTTGTCGTCTAATTTTAAATTCTTTGTAATATTTTCTGGTAGGGTACTAGCAGTAACTCCTTCTTTAATAATAATTTTTAATACAATTCCTTGTGGGTCTCTTTTAACTACATAATTTTCTAATCTATAAGTTCTTAATCCTGTATCAGTTATATGTAAAAGAACATTACCAGATACAATTAAATGTTTTAATGCTTCGTATACTGCAACTCTATCATTTTGAGTTTCAATATTATCCATTACAGATTTTTCTATTTTAGCTAAACCTTGTTCTATAAGTTTCTTTTCTTCTGGGTCACCTTGAATTTTTTTATATACTAACTCATCAACATCAATTCTGAAGAATGGTGCTTGTGGTGGAAATAAAGCTAACATCAATTTTGATGCTAAATTTAAAACACCTCTACTACCTATACTTTGATATGGAGTAACGTAATTTGTGTTTTCATTAGAACCTTTTGCAGGATACAAATAAGGAATTGTTAAATCAGCACTTTCTCTTGCTCTTTGTAAATAACTTTCTCTATCTTGTTCTAGCTTTTGGTACTGACCTTCAATAGAATTATTTGGTTTACTATTGATGGTTTCGTCACTTAAAGTATATCGTTCCGACTTCATTAAATATTAAGCAGTTGGAAAGTTTGTTCCACTACCACTTGATGCTAAAGGTATTCTTAAAGACCCTCTACCAACTCTTTTTCTTGCATAATTTGATGCAACAGTTGTACTTGCTGTACTGTTACCTGCTTCTGTAGGTGCTTTCTGTTTCGTTGTAGCACTCGTCACTATTGGTGGTGGAGCAGGAATTTGTACTGGAGCAGGTGGTGGACTTGGTTTTGAAAATGAACACATGTCTAGTTTTCCTCTTGTTGTTTGTTTTCTTTGATTAAATGATTAACGACACTTCTCTGACCTGCTTTAAACCAAACCAATTTTTCGTTGTCTTCTAGGTTTGGGCATTTGTCAGGAAATATTTCGTCTAGGTAGCTAATAACTTCTTCGCTAATTCTTGGCTTTTTTGTCATTAGATACTCCTAAAGTGTCACTTAATTGTTCGTTTCTTTTTGATAAGATTTCTCCTGCTATTGCTGAATACCCACAGGCATCAACAAAATCGTCAGAATTAAAGCTACCCCCCTGACCTCTTGCTATCTTTAGCAATGCCATCATATTTGCTACGTCTTCAGGTAAGATAACTATAGATAGTTTAGTCTTATTCTGTAGGAAGCCAGTCCATAATCTGGCAATGTTTTCATGGTTTACTACCTTATCTCCATGCTTATCTTCTCTATCTTTACTAACTAGCTTTTTTGCTTGGTCTAGAATTTTTGTACATTCCATGTGTTCTCCATAATATTATTTGTTTAGTTTCATAATTGTATTCTCCATCTCTTAATATTCTTGCTAATCTGCCTTGATGGTAAGCATCAGCAACCTCATAACCATTCCTGTGATATTCTGAACAGACAGCTTCCCAAAGTTCATCAATAGTTTTTCTATCTAATAGAACTCTAGATGCTTTGACTTGTCCGACACCTTTACAACCACTGTAACCATCAGCACTGTCTCCAGTTAATACTTGAGTACAGAAATTGTAATCAGCTTTTTGTTCATCTACATATTCAATGCTGTCATCTATAATGAAACAGTGCCATGTAGGAATTGTTCTCATATCCTTATCACCAGAAACAATTACATTGTTACCTTTGTATTTTCCTGTTGCTAGTAATCCAAGAACATCATCACCTTCTAATGCAGTAAAAGTTTCACACTTGTGTGTACTCTCAATCCATTTTCTTAATGGTGCATAACAGACAGGTTTTCTAATTCCTTTTCTGTGTGACTTATAAGTTTTATCTAAATCTTTTCTAAAATTAACTTTGTCAGAAAATGCTACAACAACATCTTTAGAACTTGTTATACCTAAATAGTAAGCAATAGATTGTTTCCATAATTGTTTCCCTTTTGCTAAATCAGAATATAAAGTCCAAACATCATTGCCCCAATCAATAGGTTCTTCTAAACTAGAAGTAATCTTATAGGCAAGTAGGTCTCCATCAACCAACATAATTTTAGCTTTGTTATTATGAAAGTCATTCATATTTGTCATAGTTTTTTTGGCTTCAAAGGATTTAGCTTTATTTCTACTAATCACTTCAAAGTGTGCTTCATTCATCTCGGTCATAATTTAATCTCCTGTAGTTTGAGTATGTTTGATTTTGGTATTACTGTTGAGTTACCACCCTCATTGACTGTGCCATCTTCATTAAAATTAATATCTCCAATGAAAACATAAGTGTTTCTATTTGTTGATAACAACCAACCCATTGTTATGCACACTGCTGTTTTTGATTTTTTTAATTGTGGAATTGTTTCCCAGTTTGGACTTGAAATAATATCACTCCACCAAACCTTATAAAATTTGTATGGAAAATCATTCTCATCAATATCTGGTAAAATAATTTTAGTTTTTAAAAGTTTTTTCATATAATTAAATTGAGTAAATCTGCTTTAGGAATTATGTGACCTTTGGAAGACCAGTTATCTCCACCTGCTTTAATGGGATAAGACTTCATTAGTTTCTTTAGAATTTTAGTAGGAATAAGTACCCAGACTTGGTCTTTGCGTTTCTCTACCCATAGGCAAATCGCATAGTTTTTGGATTTAGTATTGTTGATACCAGAGAGTTTTCCTCTGCTTTCTATCTCTATAAAGACATTACCTGTCTTCTGACAAAGCCTGTCAGTCTTACATTCTAGCTTACCTTCTACTGCTTCTTGAAATTCATTCTCATACTGTTGACCGAATTTTAAATCCAAGTCAAAGTGAGGTTTTGCTTTAGTGTGTATCACTCCAATTTTGACCTACCTTTATTTCACCATCTAACTGACATCTGAAATTAAAGTGGTCTCTAGTCTTCTTAAACAATCCTTCTGATATTACTTTGAATTGTTCGATTTTATCTTCATCAACAATAAACTGCATTTCATCATGTACATGTAAAACCATTGCATATTCTCTACCAAACTTAAAACCTTCTTTTTCTAAATCGTTATTAAGAATAATAGTTCCTTGTTTTACAAGTAATGCTCCTGCTGACTGAAGTAATAAATTTAAAAGTGAGAACTCTGCTCTACCAATAAGTTTTCTTCCATCTAAACCTTTAACATAACCAAGTCTTCTGTGTTTGCTTATGACTGCATCTTTTAATAATTTTA